AAGGTTCTATCAATGGACTTGGCTCTGATACTGTTCGTGTTCGTCTTGCTGGACTTGACGGATTCGATAGCATGGCTGCTGCTAGCTCTGAGATTAGTGATGAGTCCAGCAATACTACTTCTCTCACCATCCAGAATGCTGATATCCAAGCTGCACGTCAGTACATCATCTACGAAATCTCAGACCTTGCTGGGATGACTTCTATGGGCTCTCCCAATGACATTGACCCATTTCGCTTGGCTCGTAGCATTGCTGGCTCTTATGAAGCTCGTTTTGCTGAGTTGACTGGAGCTGCTGCTGCTTCTTTCTCTGCTTCTGCAGGTTCAAATGCTTCTGCTCTCTCTGTTGATGATTTCTTTGATGCTATCTTTGACCTTGAGCAGGCAGGATTCGGTACTGGTACTGCTGGTGGAGCTCCTGGGCCATATGCATGTGTCCTTGCTCCCAAAGCTCTTACAGAGCTCCAAGACAGCTTGCGCAATGAGACAGGCAATGCCATCTCTCGTATGCAAAGCTCTCAAGACATGCTCATGGCAAAAGGCGAAAACTTTGCAGGCAATCTCTTTGGGGTTGACGTATATCGCTCTGCTCTTGTCAATCAGAATGGATCTTCCGGCTATGACAACTTCATGATTAGCCCCATGGCTCTTGGTTTTGTTGATGGTATTCCTATGGGAGTACGTGGTGCAGCAGACCTTATGGAGATGGGCAAAGTTGTAGTAGAGTTCGATAGACACCCAATGAAGGCTTCTACATACGTTGTGGGCCATGCTTATCTTGGAATATCTATTATCGAGAATGCTCGAGGCGTTAAACTCCTCTCTGCACGTTAGAGACTGCTTTTGTGGGGGGCTGCGCTTCTCGTAGTCTCCAGCAGCAGTCTCCCACCCTTTTTTATTCATAGGAGACTACATATGAATTTTGATAATTTTGCTCAGCCATGGTCTGCACAGCAGCAGCAGCAGACTAGAGTACCAATGAAAGCCAATGCAAAATATTTCTTGGCCCACAATCCAGAAAACTGGGAGCTTCGAGTGTTCGATAAATACAGCACAGAGGATGGAAAAAGAAAGAGATACCAGGTAGCCATCTTGCTGCCAGTGCTCTCTTCTATTCCAGAAGTACCAGGAGTCAATGGCACAAAGTCAGTAGGGAAGCATACAGACTCTGGACTCATGAGGACTACTCTATCAGATAATGGCTGGACTATACTAGATGCTGCAAAACATGACTATATTCGAATCTATCCTGCCATGAAAGGCAATTACCATACTTCGAGATGGGTACGTCTGGAGAAGATAGGCAAGAGGATAATAGAGCACTTTGATGCAGAAGGCTATGATGACTGGAGACTGCAGCTGATGAAGGATGGAGTAATTGACACTCCCCATCCACAGATAGCAGCTTTGCGTCTCATCTCCATGGACAGAGCCATGAGCAGACTAGAGAGAGACCAACACATCCCAGAAGTAGCCAACAGACTCAAAAATAAACAGATACAATACAAGCACACAAAAGAAGCTATCAAGCGAATTGAGGAGCTGGGGAGAGAAGCATATGTCTTCTGATAAGAAATTAGATGCTGTGGCAAAAGTCGCCAATAGAGTGCAGCAGATGAATCCTGCTCTCTCTCATACCCAAGCTCGGAAAATCGTAGAGCGTGCATTAGAAAGGTCTCAACGTAAAAAGGAGAAGTAACCATGTCCTATACAGATAAAGCAGAACACAAAATCCCAAGACACCTTGTCCATCCTGGTGGAGTGAACATAGAGCAAATCTCTGGTAACCGCACTTTGACCTATAAAGATGCACAATATCAGAGACTAGATGCTCAGTCTGGTTCTCTTGAAGTTATCCTGCCAGCAGAGAAGGATGGTGCATGGTTCGTCATCAATTGTCAAGGTAACAGCTTTACAGTAAAAGACCCAGCAGGCACTACAGTAAAGATTTTGTCGACCAATGAAGGCGGACTCTTTGCATGCAATGGTACAAGCTGGAAGCAATTCATCTAGGTTAGTCTATGTCCTCATCTACTCCTTATGCAGCCCAAATTCGTACAGTAGAATTGCTGGAACGAGGCAAAGCTCAGACCACAGAGATAAAAATCTATCGGTCTGGGTCTCAGCTCATCCCATCAGCAGCTACGTACACTCTCATCAAACCTACAGGAGCAGACCTACTCACAGGAGCTACTGCTACAATTGATGGAGATACTGGCACTGTATCGTATTCTCACACAGCAGAGCAGCTTGCAAATACAGAGGCTCTTGGAGAAGGATATGTGCAGGAGTGGACTCTAACTATTGATGGTGATGAGTATCTATTCAGAAGAATGGCTGCACTCGTCAGACGCAGACTATATCCTGTAGTCTCAGATATTGACTTGACAGCTACATATGCTGACCTAGACAATCTGAGACCCAGCAGTCTGACATCATACCAGCAATACATAGATGATGCATGGTATCAGATTCTGAGAAGAATCCGCAATCGGGGAATGGGCTACGAGTATCTGATGATGTCTCCAGAGTCCTTCTTCGAGTGCCATAGACATCTCAGTCTCTATCTCATTTTTCGAGACTTCCATAGCTCTTTGGGACAGAGCAATGGCAGATATCTAGACTTAGCCAATGAACACTACAAGCTCTACAGAGATGAGTTTGATAGCATCAATTTTGTCTATGATACTGACCATGATGGAGAAGCGGATGACCCTGACAAGAGGACTAGAGGACAGCCCACTATTTTTCTCACTCGCCCAGGAGACTACTACTATAGGCGCAGGAGATACTGATGGCTGTCTCTGTTAAAGAAGTCCACAGAGCCATAGCAGGCAGAATAGATGCTCTGACAGGATACAAGGAAGTGAGAATGCTCCCTCAGTATTTTGGCAGGACACAGAATACTCTGGCTCATCTTGGTTTTGCTGTCGACATCTCGAATAGCAATGCAACAGATGAAAGACAGAGAAGAGCAGTAGGAGCTCTCATAGACAGCAATGTGAGAGTAAAAATAGCCTACAGGATTCGCCCCCATGACATAGTAACAGACTATGGCAATGCTCTAGACAAAGAGCAAGAAGTAATTGCTGCACTCATGAATCCCAACTATGGAAAGGGAATAGAGCTGAGATTAGTCAGTATCGCAAGAAATTCCCCAGATAGTCAGGAATACCTAATATCAGAGATTCTATTCTCTTGCATTCACACTATATCAATCACATAGGAGAGCATAATGGCTTATTCAACTGTACCCAAGATGAGAAGAGATGGAAAAATCACTCTCAAAGATGGCACTGGCACACCAGTAACCTTAGAAGTAGCATATGAAGAGGGCAATTTCACATTTACCCCCACCAAAGCTGCACAGGTTATTATTCGTGACAGACATCAAATTACCAACGTCAGACGAGGAGATGAAGAGCCATCTGCATCTGGTAGCTTCTCTGTATATCTTCGAGAATTTACAGACTCTGCTCAAGCTGGGTCTATCCTCGATTTTGTCAATCAGACAGGTAGCTATGCCAGCAATGTCTCCACAGGAGCTAGTGGCACTCCTCAGATAGAAGAATACTGCATTGACATAGAGTACACAGTAGAAGGTACAGACCTTGGAGATGATGCAGACCATACTGCTACTCTCACAAAATGTATCTGTGATGTAGTCTTCACAGAAGGAGACCCATCTACCCTGGCAATCAACTTTGTCTCTTTTGGTGCTGTATCCTATACTGGGCCATCATAGAGATAGCATAGGAGACTACAATGCATCTTAAACTTGCTAAATGGGGCACTGTGGCTGCAGAGTGTCCCTCTCTTGCTACTTGTTTTGAATTCGTGACGAGCTGGACTTCTGCTACAGGAGACATAGCAATGCTGGCTCGTATCTGTGCTGGGGCTATTGGTGCTGTATCCAAGAGCAGACTGCCAGCGTATCGACCTTCTGTGCATAAGCCGTCTGAGTATGGCCATATCTGTCTAGATAGACTTCTAGAGGCAGGAATGACTCTATCTACTATCTTGAAAGTGGGCACAAAAGTGCTGCAGTATCTTGCAGAGCAGATACCCAAAGAAGACGAGGTAGAAGAAGAAGCTGATTTTTTTCTCGAAGCAGAGCAGGACAACTCCTGAGACTAGGACTGGATATCAGTAGAGAATGGGGTCAAGCCCCATTCTGGTTTGATGCTCTGCCCAAAGACGAAAAAATAACACTTCTCGCTTATCATCGTATATCTAATGAGACACCAAAGCAGGCAAAAGAGAGAAAAGAGAGATATACTAGAAAGCAAATAAAGAAGATGAGAGAGAAGAAGGAGCAGAAGTATGGCAAAGATTTTCGTCAGACAAGGTAACGCTGCAGTAGATGTCTCTCCTGAGATGGAGAGATTAGTACAGCAGCTCCTGGACGCTTCTCCTCTCATTGCTCATATCATGCAAAACGAAATAGAGGACATCTATGACGAGGCATACAGACAATGGCCTGTAAGAGTTGTCCCACCAAGAACAGCAGAGCAAAAGAAAGAGGCTACATATCATGCCATTCTGCGCTCACCGAATCAGACCCCAAGAGACGCAATAGCAATTACTGAGGCACTCGAGGACAGAGGCAGATTTACAACAGACTCAGAGCCCAGGATATCCAAGGACAGCAAAGACTCAAAGAATAAGCTGGAGAGAGGACTGCTAGTAGAGAAGGACAGTATTACTGCTTTTGTACGTAATACGAGCCCATATGCATGGGCAATCAAGACAGGAAGATACACTCTCAATAGCTTGGCATATGGGACTGGGACTAGCAATGAGCTGCTATGGAAGCCAGTACAGAAAGCCAGTACCAAATTGGTCAATGAGATAGCTGATGAGATGATGAAGCAGGCAAAGAGGAGATAGACATGGCAGACGTAAACAAGAGCGTAGAGATAACGCTTAAAGCCAATATTAAACAACTGCAGCAGAATCTCGAGCAGATTCCTGGCATGACAAAGAAAGAAGCTCAAGCTATGGTCAGAGCTCTCTCTTCTGAGTTCAACAAAGCACAGAGAGCAGCAAAGAAGGCAGCAGACGCAAATAAGGCAGCAGCCCAACAGACTGCAAAATCTTATCAGGCAGCAGGCAAGAGTATAGAGAGCTCCTTCAATGCAGCAGGCAATGCAGCACAATCTGCAGCCCAGGAGATAAAAGTATCCTTCGAAGATGCAGGAGAGTCTACTGGGGCACTGGCAGAAGGAGCAGAGGTACTCGGCACTGCTATGGGTGCAGCTTCTCTTGCAGTCGATAAGCTCCTGCCCAACTTGGATGAAGGAGCAAAGCAGGCTCTGGAGCTTGCAGACGGACTAGCCACAGCAGCAGAGCAGGCTATAAAAGGAGGGCCCATAACTGGGGCTCTGACTCTTGCCACTGTAGCTCTCAGTGCAGCATACAATGCAGCCACAGCAGCCAGTAGAAAGCATGCTGCAGCCATGGAAGAATACAAGAAGATAGCAGATGCAGCCCAGCAGAAGACCAAAGAGCTAGAGGACTCCTTCAAGAGCATTGCAGAGCAGACAAGAGCAATAGATGAGTCTTTTGGGGAGATGACCAAAAGAGTAAATCAGAGCACTCTGGAGCTGGCAGTAGCAAGAGGAGAGATAACAGAGGCAGAGGCAGAGAGTCTTCGAATAGAGCAGGAGTCTGCAAAAATCCAAGAAGATGCAGCAAAGCAGCTAGAGAGACAGAATGAGCTGGCAGCAGAGTTTCGTAAACTCAAGAAAGAAGAAGCAGACGCTGCTACAGACCAAGCATTGGCTATACTGTCTCAGACTAAGGACATGATAGCAGGCTCAACAGAGAGACAGATAGCAGAGAAGAGAGCCAATGAGCTGCTGCAGAAAGCCAAGGACATCAACAGAGACCTAATAAGCTCTCAGAGAAAGAGGACAGAGGAGCTGGATGGATTTAACAATCTGCAGCAATCCTCTCTTGCTGCAGCAAAGCAGGCTGCAGAACAATATGAGCAGCAGCAGAAAGCACTCCTCAAAATAAAGCAGCAGGAGGAGGCAAGAGCCAAAGCAGCAGAGAGACTGGCACAGATACAGCAAATCTATCAAGGAGTCATCTCAGAGCAGGAACAAGTAGAAGACAGACTGGAGCAGAGACAGATAGCAAGACTGGAAGGAGCAGAGAAAATCAATGCAGAAGCCAGACGAGAAATGGAGCTCATACATGAAAAAGAGAGAGCCATCATAGCAGAATCTGAGAAGGCTATAGAGATAGCAAAAGGAAAAAAAGAGCTGGCAAAAGTAGCAGAGCTCGAAGCAGACGCAGTTCGAACCATTGCAAGACTCGACACAGAGAGAAGAGAGATACAAAAAGACAGAGTTCTACAACTTGCAGAGCTGCAGAAGCAGACAGACGAAGAAGAGAGAGCCAGGAGAGCAGAGATAGACAAAGAGGAGCAGGAGAGATTCCAAAGAAGAGCAGCAGAACAGAAGGCAATTGCAGAGCTGACAATAGGCTCTCTCTCCAGTATAACTGCAGATGGGCTTAAACTAGCCACAGAAGCAGGAGATAAAAACAAAGAGCTCATCAATGTATTATTCAGAGCCAATCAAGCTGCATCTATCGCTAACATTGCCATGAAAACAGCAGAAGGCATAGCAGCAGCTCCTGCTCAATATGGGCCACTAGCTCCTGCAGCTATTGCACTCATTGCAGCATCTGCAGCAGTGCAGACTGGCATTGTGCTAGCTCAGAAGCCCCCATTGCATATGGGTGGCGTTGTGCAGCCACTAGCTCCTGATGAGCAGAGCAGGACAGTACTCACAGGAGAAGCAGTACTGGATAGAGCCACAGTACGCAGACTGGGTGGAGAAGCAGGGATACAGAGACTGCAGGAAGGTGGAGCAGCAGCAGCTCCTGAGGTTATTGTCATGAATCCATTTAAGCATCTCGACAGATACAATAAAAGTGCAATAAAGAGTAGAAGCAGTGCTCTCTCAAGACTGCAGCCTACACAAAGACAAAAATATTAGAGGTTACTATGGGCACAAATAAGACACCAGATACTCTACGTGGTTTTATAGTCACAGGAGATTTAAGCACCGATAATTTATGGGCAGCAGAATCCAGTTACACCAATGCCAGCACCCAGCCAGCAGCTCCTCAACCTGCAGGAGACTATGACCTTGGACTAACTGCAATTGGTGGATTTTCAAGTGCAGAGGACTTACGAGTGCAGACCCATACAGCAGGCCATATAGGCAGAGCAGCTTTTATATGGAGAGAGAGCAGTCAGACAGACTTCTATGGATTCGACCCAGCAAATAATATCAGCAGATGGGACTCCATCATAGATGGGGACACGTCAGGAGATGATTTTATCATACTGGACTGCATAGAGAATAAAGATGGGACAACCATCATGCTCTATCAGCACAATGATGTCTCTTCATCTCTGAGAAGAATCAATGCAGCAAAAATCTCCCTAGATGGCACAGTAACGAGTACAACTATCTACAGCCAGACCAATAGCAGCCAGACTCTGTATGCAGGACTCTGCAGGCTCTCAGACCAAAGCATACTAGCTGTCTATATGAGAAGCAATACAACCAATGAAGTAGCAAATCTGCAGTCTGCTAGAAGCTATGATGATGGGGAGAGCTGGACAGTACAGAGCACTACATGTCTCCCAGAAGATATAGACCTTGCTGGGGCTTTTGGTGCAGGAGCTACTGGCTATGATAGCATCAACAGAATCAGAATAGCAGAGAGCAGAGGAGAGATTCTACTGGTTATTGCTGCAGTAGCCCATAATACTACCCCAGCATCGACAGACATTATTCTGCAGTATGTCTCGACAGACAATGGCTGCTCTTTTGTCTACATTGCTGCCACTAGTGGACAGAGTGCATACTATAGACCGGACTTGACAGTAAAGGACAATACATTCTATCTTGGCTACATTGCAGGCACTGGAAAAGCCGAGCTGCTGGAGATGGATTCTGCTACAATCGAGATAGACACCAGGCAGTCTTTTGCTCCTGTAGAGATTACTGATCAGCTCGTAGCTGGGGGTCTCACTTCTGGACACTTCACAGAAGGAGAGATGGCACTATGGACAAATACTACAGGCAGACTCTATGCTGCCTTCTTTGATGTCGATACAGACAAAAAATTCTTTATACTCCAAAGTGATGATGGCATTACTTGGTACTATCTTGGTGGCAACCCATCTATCAGCAGAGTAACAGCATCTCAGATTTATATGATAGATGATTCTAGCAGCAGACCTACAACAATTGCAGCCTGCAATAGTGCTGCACTCAATAAGATATTCCACAACTATCAGACAGCCAGTCATGCAAGAGATAATGGGATTCATCTGTTCTCTCTTGGTGGATACAGCACTGTAAATATGCCAGCAGTAAAGGACTATCCTAGCAGCTTCGATTATGGGGGATGGAGTTATACATGGGTATCATATGATACTCCCAATGCCACAGCACATTATACTCTCTTTGGGACTGGGGGCAGTGTTACTCCTTTTGCCAAGTATACCAAATTCACCAGTACAGTAGGCAATAATAAATATGTTCGCTCTGCAGCATTTACTTCTACATCAGCAGAAGGAGTCATTCTTCGAAGCAGGCTGCGCTCCATCTCTCAAGGCCATGCTCTTTCTGGTAGATGCATCTCAGTAACCACTACAGACAATGAAGTAGCCATCTGGATAAATACTACAGGCATTGTAGTATATGATGAGCTTGCTAGCAGTACTGTGGGCTCTCTGACTTTTGATACCACAGTCACTTTTGAGGTTCTTGCAGCTATTCAATCCAATAATGTAATTGTATGGGTAAGACAGAATGCAGACGAGCCAGGAGAGAAGAAATGGAAGAGAGCTGCTACTGGGTCTCTAAAATCGACAGGAGGTACGGCAAGTCAA